TGAGTAGGTCGTTCTTCTCGCGTTGCAGTTTGTCGACCTGTTCGATGTGTTTTTTGCCGTCCTCCAGCTCCTTCTTCTTCAGCTTGTCTTCCTTGGTTTCCTTCTTGTTGCCGCTCGTGCCGGCTGTGCCGTGGGGCGTGTAGGTGCCGCTTTCGGTGTCGTCGGTGGAAAAGTCGGTGGCCTTATTATTGATGAGCTTGCCGTAAAAGCTCTTGACTTCGTTGTTCCCTTGGACAAAGTTGTTGAGCTGATTGATCTGCTTGGTGGTTTCGTTCAACTCGGTCTGCGCGGCGTTGAGCGCGTCGACTTGCTTTTGGCGCTCATTGAGCTTTTTAGTACGCAAATCATTCAGCTCGTATTCTATTGGATCCATTGGATCTGTTGATTCTGTTGAAGGAGAATACATGACAGCTCGCTGCGTCCTTGATTCGTATTGTTTCTTTTTTAGTTCTCTATCAACGGCTCGGACGTTATACTTCTTTCGTTCGACTGTCATCTGCTGCTCAATTCGTGCCTTTTGCAGTTCCACCAGCTTATCATAGGCAGCTTCAGCCAGGGCTTTGTTTTGCAGCGAACGAATATAATCAGAAATCGCCTTGGTGTTGTGCTCGGTCAATTTCCCCTCTTTGGTCAATGAGGCGTGATAGCCCGGTACGATTCGTTGCAAATGCTCAATCGCTTTGCGTCGGGTGTCGTATGCTTCATTGCTGTTGCGAACGATTTGATGGAGTCGTTTGACGACCTCGATTTCCTCGGCGGCTTTCTTCACGGCCTCCTTCTGCACGTCGTTGAGCACCGAACGTTTTTGCGTCAAGTCCTCGGTTTTTTGGGTGAACGTGATGATAAGTGTAACCAAAGCAGCAATACCAGACAGCAGCAAACCGATGGGATTGGCCGCCATGGCTCGATTAAATATCATCTGAGCTATTGCCGCTCTTTCGGTGTTCAACGTCACGAGTGCCAGCAGCGCATTCCATGCCATGATAACCGTCATTTTTATGGCCGTCCACATGGCCGCTGCTTTGTCTGCAATGAGATTCAGCGCTTTTGCCACCCAAAAACGTTTCTCCCATGCGGTTGTAATGATCAGTCCGGTCGTATAAGCCGCCATGGCTACGCCCAAAGTGATGAGGGCTCTTTTGTGCTCTACGGCGAACCGAATAGCATAGAGCAGCGCCTTTGCCATGAGTCCGGTGGATGAAACCATGTGTTTGACCACGGGCTCCAAGTGTCCACCCAGTTCGACGGCCAAATCTTTGTAGGCCTTCTGCGCCTTTTCGAGTTGTGCCTGCACGGTGGAGTTGGCCGCTTCGGCTTCTTTGGTGGCCGATGTGTGTTCCAAGAATGCAAGTGATGCCTGCTGTTGGGTGGCTTTGAGGTTGTCGAGCCCGTTGGCCAAAGTTGCGAGCGTCTGCGTCACTCCCGATCCCGAAAGTTTCATCTCTTCGAGCATGGGTGCGATGTTTTCCAACGAGCGTGCGTCTTTGAGTGCGCCGATGAACTGCAAGAGCGCGGCGTTGGCGTCGTTTTTGACGAGCTCGGTGAAATTCTTCACGTCGAGCCCCGCGGCCTTTGCCATCTTGGCGGGGCGTCTGTAGATGGCCGTCAAGACGTTCTGCATGGCGGTGGCGCCTTTCTCGACGCCTACCATGCCCTGATCCAAGACGGCTGCAATCGAAGTAAGATCCGACTGTGCGATTTTTGCCGTGCTCCCGATACTGGCCAAACGTGCGGTGAACTCCAAAAGATAGGGTTCTGATGCCGATGAGGACTGTGCCAGTTCGTTGATGACTGACGCGGTTGCGAGCATGCCGTTCTTGAGCCCCAAAGCCTTGCTGTCCTCAAAGAGCTGTGTGAGCTTACCAATATTCTTTACGCCGTCTTCGCCCAAATCTTCACCCAAAGCGAGATTGATTTGGTTGGCGGCGTCCACGAAATCAAGAATGTCCTGTTTGCCGGTAATACCCAAACGTCCGGCGTCGGCGGCTAAGTCGTTGAGCTTCTCACGGGGGGTTCGGGTGTCGATCTTCTTGAAAGCCTCGTTGAGTTCGTCCACCTCCTCTGCTGCCAGCCCGGTGTATTTCGACACGCCACTCATGTGCTCCTTCATGTCGGCGTACATATCGACGAAACTACTCACCCACTGTTTGGCGTTGTCAAAGATTTCCATGCTGCCAGCAATGGATGCGACTGTTCCCACCCACTTGTTGCCGAAACCAGAGATCTTATCTCCAAAGCTCTTGTCCTCTTCTACTTCTTGCTGTTTTCGAATATCCTGCAATTCCTTCTTGGCACTCTTGAGTGCCTCGGTGTAGGCGTCCCACTGCTCCGATCCGCGTTTGACGGCGCCTGAATTGAGCTCTGCATTGATTTGACGAATCGTCTTTTGCAGCTCCTTCGGCGTCTGCTCGTCCATGCGCCGCAAACCGTTTGTGAGCGCTTCCACACGATTCTCCGAGCGTTCCAATTCTCGGGTGCTCTTTCTCAGCTCGGAACTTATCCTTTGGAGCATTTCGGCGGTGCGTTTCCGCTGTGCGTCTGTGGAGCTTTTGTCGCTCAATACCTGCTCTGCTTGCTGCTTCTGCCGGTTCAGCTCTTCCACCTTCTTTCGGAGTTGCTCAATATTCTCCTTCGCGTCTTTGTCGTTGACGTGGAGTTCGATAATCTTGATGTCCTTTTCTACCATACTGGAAAAATAAAAGCGGTATCTTGACCTTTTGCGTCAAAGATACCGCTATGCGTAAAAATAGAAAATGACAAAATCAGTCTCCTTCTCCTCTCCACTTTCTTTTTATGTAGTCTCGTCTTTTCAAATAGTTCCCTCCTATTCCGGGGTACTTCCGAAAGGCTTCGCTTTCAATTCGCTTATATCGTTCCCTGACGGCTCTCTTGACCGCCTTTTCATGCTGTTCTTTCTTTACGATTTCAGGAAGTTCTTTTTTGAATTGCTCATAGGATTTCTCAAATACGTATATGACACGTACTATGAGCAAGAAACCAATTACACAGGCCAAATAGAAGAAATAATCGCTGATCATAATGACTTTGTTTTGAAATTCTGTTTGGCTAAAATACGATTTTCTCCACTTGTTCCCAAATCAAATCGTCAAAATCGTTTTCAGGGATTGTCTTTTAATGAGTCGAAGATACCGGTAAACTCATTTCCGATGTCGTTTGACAAGCGTCTGTTCAGCACCTTCTTCGATATATCCCACGACACAGAGAACCACGGTCTGCGCTTTCTTGTGGCTCCGAGCCCCCGTTTGGCTCTTTCCACGGGGTCTAAGAATTTCAGGTCCCCCCCGTTGTCTCTTTTGTAGCCCTTTCCTGTACCCGCGTCGACATATATTCCGTATTCCACGAAACGATATGCGGCTTGCATGGCAAAGCCGTCGGGTGCCACGCTGAAAGCCTGCTGGTGTACGCTGCGTTGCAACGTTCCCGTGCGGTGGATGTTCATTGTCACGATCCGATCCGTCCAAATTCTCACCATCATATCATGCCACTCTCGTGCAAAGGTGGCAAAGTCCTTTTCTTCTTGTTTATCCATGGCGCCTATTCATTCCACTCGGTGGGGTTGAAAGAGATGTCCACCGGCTCGTCGACATAAAACATGAAGTAAAGCCCGGTGCAATCGTTGAGAAAGACCCCTCCCATCTCTCGTGAACGAATGCTTTTCATCTGCACATATAGTCCCTCTTTGAGGAATCTCGGCTCGTCTCTGAGGAGCCCGGATTGAAATTGTCTGAGGAGTTCACGACACGTTCCCATCTTTTCTCGTCGGTCTCGTTCGTTGTCGTGTTCGTATCGCATGAGCAGAAAGACGGTGAATGCCTTTCGCTTGAACCACCCTCCGCTATCGAGAAAGGTTTCCTCATCGCAAATGTCATCGACTGCGACAAAATTGGCATCACAATCGTAGCGGTTGAGCACACTGTCCAGGTGGTTGACCCCCGAACAGGATACGGTGCAAAATTGTAGGTCGCTTGCCATTCGGTTGCGCCGGCAAAGGTCTTCGAAATAGTCGTGGAAATCAATCATGGTGGAATTCTTTTTTGAATAGTTGATGAGCTATGCCCAATTGGACGAGGGGATATATAGCCCGCTCCCGCGGGTTGGGAAACGCTCGCAGCCTATATATAGCGTATCCCATGCGTCCGATCCGTCGGTGCGCGTTTCGAGTAGGTCTTCCTCTGTTTCTGCGAGTTTCTCCCCGCGTTTGTCCTTCTTCCCGTTGTAGACGCCCGCTAACTGCAACGAGACGAGCAAATCAGCACAATTCTCTTCGTTGATATAGGGTTTCAAACGCCCCTGCCCCTGAAAACCTCGGTTGATGAGTAGGTGCTTTTCGGCGTGATTCATCGGCTGCCCGATGTAGACGCTCTGCACGCTTCGTTTGCGTTTTCTGAGCGTCTGTTCGATGACGCGGCGAAAGTCAATATCATTGACGGCGTAATTCGAACCGATTGCCGTGCTATCGTAGTAGAAAATCACCTCCTTGTTCGGTCGGCGTTCGTAGTAGTCGCAAAAATCATTGACGAGTTCGACCAGTTTACGCTCGTACTTGACGAAAAAGCACTTGACCGTGTTCATTCTTCCCATGTCCTCGTCCACTTGTCCCACCACCAGCCAGTTGATGTTTCGGTTGAAGTCGAATGCAATGCAAAGCGGTGCGTCCGGTATGAGGTCGTCGTCCACTCGGCTATCGCGTGTTTGGGTGATTTCCCCGAATTGGTATTCCAATGAGTCCAGGTAGTTGAAGTTGGCGGCCGTATAGAGATGAGCTTCTTTCATGGACGAATAGAAACCATCTTGCAGTAATCGGACGGGTAGGCAAAGCACCGACGTATTAAATACCAGCGGTGGCAAATCTCGCTTCATCTGCCGAATGTAGGGCTCTCCGAGCACCTCAATGTTAGTCAGCGTGGAATAAGTCCCAAAGAATAGCGCGTGCTTTCTGAACTGCGAAAGTAGCTTCTCCAATCTTGCTACTCGTTTCGGAATGTAGTCCGGTATGTTTGACACCCCCTCTGCTTTGATTCTCGCGATGTGCCTTTCACGCTCCGCCTTGAGCGTCAAAATTGTGGTGATCAGCTCCCGATCCATTTTCTCCTCGAAGTTGAGAAACCACG